TTAAAGTCTTGATCAACAATTTTTCCTTTAGGTAGAATTAGTCTATTAGACGAATCTTTTACCTCAGTGGTCTCATAAAAACGAACATCATTTAATGTTGTACCGTATTTACTTTCCGCATAATTATAAAGATCTTTATCAGACAATGGCCACTGATCTCTAATATTGATAATGTTTGCGGTCATCATAACCACCCAATCAAGACCAGGATCACCATAAAGATAATCTGCGATTGTATCTGGTCTTTCCCCCTCACCAATCTGATATTTGTTAAATGCAGTTACTGTACTTTGAAGATCATCACGTAGTTTAGTTCTTCTGAAAAGGTTTTTGACTAGTTCATAGTCTGTTGAAGAATTTCTATCTTTTGATTGTGATTGATAGAATATGTTTGGTAATTCTCTGAAATAACTCATTTTAATATCCTACTGAGAAGTCAAGTTGATTTTCAAGTTCATCATAATCTTCCTTATAAATTGGATTGAGTTCTTTGAACAATAATTGAACTTTGATGTGTGTAGGGGATCCATCATAGAAAGTAGAATATGTATTAGATCCTGTGTAATTAACTGACATGTTTGTCAGTGCCATGGGTTTAAATCTATTCAGGAATGGATGTTTATCTCTGCCCTTCATATACTCCAATTGGAATATGTATGGTGCCGAGATGAAGATTCCTGCAGTACCACCTTTTTCAGGAAGCATAGAATATTTCAGTCTTCTCAAGATAAGTTTTACTTCTTCCGCCTCATCTCTATTTCTTGGGAAGAATTCAAAAGTAAATGGAAATACTCTGAGATTAACACCATTAAAAAGAAGTTCCAAGTTTGGATTAAAAACTTGTCCAGTTGCTCTAGCAATAATTTGAGATGGGGTGACAGTTCCACCTAAATTACCAACTGCAGCTCCAGATATTGATGCCACCAAAGCACTCTTTACTTTTTCATCCAGTATGGATCCACCCGCAGTTTGTGCCAATGTCTCAAGAATTTGCACTGCGGTTTGTCCAGCATTAACAAGACCATCCTCACCAGCATTAATGATTGAAGACGTTGCTGCCAATCCATATGCTTCAATTGGATTTAAAGTGCCGTCTGTCCAATCAATTGCGCTGATGTCAGACAATTGTTGTGGGATGGGAAGTATAATTTGATATTTTGGATTTTTTAAACTCTCTCTGTTTGCTGCTGTTCCAGTGGCGTTTGATATGTTTTTGAATTTATCAGGTTTATAAGATATTGTTCCTGCTTCCTTTGTCCCCTCTTTTTCTTTTCCTGGTGTATATTTTACTAAGTCTGATATTGCTCCTGCGGCACCTAACGAAAAAGGTGCTTTATATTGAGCGATACTTATTTTTAGATAATCGCTGTCGTTTTCAATACGGTCTTTAGGATACCTGAGAAGTTCTATGGAACTTTTTTTATTGCTTTTAGCACCATTAGTTGCTTTACCCGTGCCGCCACCATTAGTGGGTTCCGCACGAGATGCGCGTCGTCGTGCTAGTCCTGCTGCTCTATTCTGGTCTATTAATTCTTGTCTTCTCATTAGTTATTTGTCAGATAGTAAGCGGTAGGAAGTCTCAAGGCATCACTCACTTCCGAGGGATAAATTTCGTAAAGACTACTCGCAATTTCTGGATAAGTGTATTTTCTCATCATCCTCCAGTGCAAACTAAAAGCGGTGAACCCTTCAGTTCCTACACTGGATATAAGCACCAATGGATGCTGATCATAACGAATACCAGGAGTCTTTGCGTTATATATGTATGTGTAGTATTTATCAGGTTGAGGCACACCTTCAGTAGGTTCTAATGCCATGATAAGTGCCTGCATTATATCAGTAGGATGCATTCTTCTATTTCTTCTACCTAAACTGTCAACAACTCCACGAATCCTGTTAACATTTTCATCAGTATCTGTCGGTCTATCTTCTTCTTCACGGATGTCCTTTCTGATACCATCATCATAAACATTAGAACCTACTTCAATATCTGGATCATTACTGGAAGTTACTTCACCAGTCTCATAGACATAGAAATACTTTTTACCAAGTCGTCCACCAGATTTGATGTTCCTTGCCATTACTTAATACCCAGTTCCTTTTCAGTGAAGACCTGAAAGATATATCCTCTATCTTTGCACCACTCTGATGCTGCTTCCCACTTTGCTTGATTCTTGGCATATTCATATGCCTCACGAAGATACCCTTTTGTTTGCTTCTTAGGTTTTGATGGTGGGGAGCATTGTCTCTTGGGTTTGATTTCAATAATCATCTTCTTGATTCTACCCGTAGATTCTTTTACTTTGATGTAAAAGTCTGGGAAGTAACGATGCACTCTGCCATCAACAGGTGATCTGTAAGGCATGACTATTTCTTCACTACCCCACTCAAGGATATTCTCATTCAAATCACAGTAGACCATAAACTTGCGTTCCCATAAGGAACGATACACTATGTTTGTAGGGTCTCCCTTATACTTTCTAGGATACGACGGTGAATATTTGCCCTTATATGCCATCTAAATAATAATAACAGAATCATATTAGGTATTTAGAGTGGTAAGACCTCGCAGAATATCAGACTTTAAACCAACCTTCACCAATCTCGCACAGACTTCTCACTATCAGGTATTCTTTGCTGGTTTACCTCTTATGTTGAGACAGCATCTCAGAGTGAGGGGTCTTGATAGTAGATTTATTACAGAGACTTCAGGATTACTCTGTAGTGGTGCGCTTCTTCCTGGGAGTAGACTTGCCACAGCAGATATAGTTGGTAATCATGTGGGTGTTTCTGAAAAGATGGCACATACAAGATTATTCACCCAGATTCAACTTGAATTCTATGTAGATAATAAGTATAAGACTTTGAAGTTTCTTGAACACTGGATGGAGTTCATTGCTAACGGAGCAACATCAAGGGATAATCGTCAATCTAATAAAGATTATTATTTTAGAATGGAGTATCCTGATACTTATAAGTGTGATGAAACAAAAATTATTAAATTTGACAGAGACTACAATGAAGAGTTAGAATATAAATTTGTTGGGTTGTTTCCTCTTGATCTTACTTCAACTCCAGTTAAGTATGAACAGTCTCAAGTTTTGAGAGCAACTGCAACATTTAGTTTTGATAGGTATCTCATGGGTAAATATGATAGTTTCTCTGTAGCGAGGGGTAGATCTGGTAATAGACTTCCAGAACTTGTTCCTCAAAATGCAACTCAAGCAGAATTTGAGGCAGCTCTTAACAGAGATACAGGTGGAAAACCAAATGAACCTTTAATTGGGTCTGGCACTGGTTCTGAGGCATCTAAGATTCTCAAAGGAACGCAAACAACTTTAGATGGAACTATTTTCCTGAATGCCTAATAAATAAAAATACTGAATAACATATCATGCCTTTACCAAAGATTTCTACTCCAACATATGAGTTGGTATTGCCTTCGTCTGGAAAGAAAATTAAGTATAGACCCTTCCTAGTTCGTGAAGAGAAGGTTCTTATTGTTGCCATGGAAAGTGAGGATGAAACTCAAATTGCCACGGCAGTAAAAGATGTCATCAAAAACTGCATCATCACTCGTGGTGTAAAGGTTGATGATTTTGCGACCTTTGATATTGAATATGTCTTCCTCAATATCAGAGGTAAGTCGGTTGGAGAAGATGTTGAAGTTCTTGTGACTTGTCCTGATGATGGTGAGACTCAAGTCCCAACCGTCATTTCTCTTGATGACATTAAAGTTCATACGCATAAAGAACATAAGAAAAATATTGTCCTTGATGATGATCTAACTCTTAGAATGAAGTATCCTTCTATGGGTGAGTTTGTTAAGAGTAATTTTAGTGGGGAGGAAATCACTGTTGAAGGAACTTTTGATTTAATTGCTTCGTGTGTTGAGCAGGTCTTTAATGATGAAGAGTCCTGGTCTGCATCTGACTGCACTAAAAAAGAAATGGGTGAGTTTCTTGAGCAGTTAAGTTCTAAGCAATTCAAAGAGATTGAAAAGTTCTTTGAAACGATGCCTAAGTTATCACATATAGTCAATATTAAAAATCCAAATACTGGTGTTGATAATGAAGTTCTTTTGGAGGGACTAAACGCTTTTTTCGCGTGAGTATGGCTCATGAAGACCTTGAGTCATACTTTAAAACAAATTTTGCCCTGATTCAGCATCATAAATACTCATTAACAGAGATTGAAAACATGATACCGTGGGAGAGAGAAGTCTATCTCACATTCTTAACACAATAT